TACGGCGTAAAGATTGACAACTTAATTGCTTTTAGAAACTATCGCCCGTATTTTGTATATGGCGTTGCATCGCATCAAGTTAAAATTTACAGCCGAAACAATCGCATAACTTCTGGCGCAATAAACATTTCTCGTTCTCCTGCCGGTTTAGATACAACAAATATTTGGGTTGATTACACTGCAAGGGACATGGCAATAGACATTACGCATGTTTTAGTTAACCACATTGATTTGCTTGGCGGCAAAATTTCAGATATACATTTAAATTTAGACATCAATTCGACTACCGCGTATACGCCTTTGCGTTTTGTCAATTACACAGGCTCTGGCGGTTCTGAAACGCAAGCAGCTTCATCAAACATTGTTCGTGATGTTTTTGTTAGTGGGTCATGCGATACAAATGCGGCATCAATCAGTGTGTTCGCAACTTATTTAAACAAATTTCAGCGGATTACATTTAATCAAGGTTTTGCTTTGCTTTGTGCGCAAAGTGTTTATGACGCATTTCAATTTGACCAATTAGCTCGAAATACAACGCCAGTTTGGACAGCATCAGTAGCTAACCCATCAATTGGAAACGGCACATTAAATAGTGCAGTTGACATAGTTGGCGGCATGTGTTTTTACAGTATAAATTTAACGATTGGTAGCACTACCACGTTAGGTACAGGGGAATGGCGTTTTAGTCTTCCCTTTACGCCTACAACAAACGCAATTGGATCAGTCTATGTGTTTGACACAGGCGTAGGCTACATAACTGCTGTATGCAAAGTAGACGCTGCTGGATCAGTGTTAACTTGCTTTGCAAACAGCAGTGCTACAGGTTTTAGCCCTACTAGCCCAATTTCATGGGTTGCTGGCGATGAATTGCGTTTGTCAATTGCGTACCCAATTTCTTAACCCGTACCAGTTCGGACAACTGGAAACCTTAATGCTTGACTGGATGGTTAAGCTGGAAACAAGGAAACATTATGGCTCTCGAAAAATTTGAAATTGTTGACTTAATTGAAGTTGTTGAAAACGGCTCAATTCAAGTTCGCACTAAAACCGTCATTAAAGAAAATGACGTTGAAATTAGTAGCAAGTTCCACCGCCACGTTGTTGTGCCTGGCGCAAACTACAGCGGTGAAAACGCCAAAGTGCAAGCAATTGCCGCATCTATCCACACTGCTGACGTTATTGCTGCTTATGTAGCTGCTCAAGTAGTTGCACAGCCAGAGTAATCTGGTGTAAGATTAAAACAACTGTATCGGCCCAGTAGACCGAGGAATCTTAGGATTCATAAAAAATGACTGAAGAAGTCCAAGCCCTAGCGGAAGTAGACTCCGCGCCAACCACGGATGTGACGGCCACACCTGAAGTTGCTGAAAGTACGCCGGAAGTCGCTGAGAACCAAGTTGATCAGGCCACAGAGGAAAAGAAGTACTCCCAGGCTGAAATTGATGCGATGATCGGCAAACGCCTCGCAAGAGAGCAACGTAAGTGGGAAAGAGAGCAAGCAAATCGGTCTGCGGAATCGCAAATCGTGAAAGCTGCACCAACTGCGTCCGTTGACCAGTTTGAAAGCCCTGAAGCCTATGCGGAAGCAATGGCCTATCAGAAAGCTGAAGAACTATTGGCCAAACGTGAAGCAGCCAAGCAGCAATCAGCCGTTCTCGAAAGCTATCAAGAGCGTGAAGAAGCAGCGCGGGACAAGTACGATGACTTTGAACAAGTCGCCTACAACCCCAAGCTACCGATCACAAACGTGATGGCCGAAACGATCCAGTCTTCGGACATTGGGCCTGAGTTAGCGTACTACCTTGGCTCAAATCCAAAAGAAGCAGATCGCATCTCACGCATGACGCCACTCGGTCAGGCGAAAGAGATTGGGAAAATTGAAGCCAAATTGGCATCAGCGCCCCCGATCAAGAAAACAACATCTGCGCCCGCGCCGATTTCTCCTGTCACTGCACGCTCCGCTGGAGCAGCAACTTTGGACACTACAGACCCTCGCTCTATCAAGAGCATGACGGCCTCGCAGTGGATTGAAGCTGAACGTGCAAGGCAGATTAAGAAGCTACAAGCACAGAACCGCTAACTCTCTTGAGATCAGGTACAATGATTACCTGAAATCAGGAGAAACAAGATGGAGAGTGACAATTTAAATTTAACGGCTGAAGAACTGAAACGGCAACGTAACAGAGAAGCGGCGGCTAGATATAGAGAACGAAACCGGGAAAGATTCAATCAGCGTATGCGCGATTGGCGAGACGAAAACCGCGAGAAATCTAGGGAACATGCTCGTGAATGGCGTAATCGTAAGATTGCGAATGGGACACCAGAAGAAGTTGCTGCAATTCGGGCGGCAGAATCTGCGAAAACCAAACGCGCTCAAGCGATTTGCAGAAATGCGGTGTTTGCTGCTTATGGTGGCTATACTTGCAACTGTTGCGGTGAAACTGAACCATTGTTTCTTTCGATAGATCATATTGACAACGATGGCGCTGAAGAACGTAAATCGGGCTTGTATTCAGGCTCAGGATATAGTTTCTATCGGTGGCTTAGAAAATCAGGTTTTCCACCTGGCTATCAAGTGTTGTGTATGAACTGTCAAGTAGGGAAACATAAAAACGGCGGCGTTTGTCCTCACCAAACCACTTTGACTTTGAAAGGAATTTAATATGTCTAGTAGTATCTTAACGATCGACATGATCACCCGCAAGGCTTTGGAAATACTGGAAAACAACCTTGTGATCACCCGTAACGTGAACCGCCAGTACGACGACAGCTTCGCTGTTGAAGGTGCTAAGATTGGTTCTACACTGCGTATTCGTTTACCCGACCGCGCTTTGGTAACTGACGGCGCCGCCTTGCAAGTGCAAGACGACAACGAACAGTTCACCACTTTGACCGTTGCCAGCCAAAAGCACATCGGTGTCAACTTCACATCTGCTGAATTGACCATGCAATTGGATGACTTCGCAGAGCGTGTGTTGAAGCCTCGTATCAGCCAATTGGCATCTTCCGTTGATGCTGACGTGGCCAATGCGTACAAAACCATCGGTAACACCGTTGGCACACCTGGCACTACTCCTTCTACTTCTTTGGTCTTGCTCCAAGCCCAGCAGAAGCTGAACGAGAACGCAGCTGTGATGTCCCCACGTTACGCTACCGTGAACCCTGCTGCTAACGCTGGCTTGGTTGAAGGCATGAAAGGTCTGTTCAATCCTACAGACACTATCAGCAAGCAATTCAAGAACGGCATGATGGGCACTGGCGTGTTGGGTTTTGACGAGATCAACATGTCTCAGTCTATCAAGCAACACACCACTGGCTCTCGCGTTGCCACCGGCAACTCTGTGACCACCACTGTGACTTCTCAAGGTGCTTCTAGCATTGCTTTGACTATCGGCTCTGGCCTGACAGTTAAAGCCGGTGACGTGTTCACTGTTGCTGATTGCTTCGCTGTGAACCCACAGACCCGTGAATCCACTGGTTCGTTGTTCCAGTTCGTTGCTTTGGCTGACGCCACTGCCAGCGGCACTGCAATTGTCGTGACTGTTGCTCCTATCTACACTGCCGCCAATGCTTTGGCCACCGTTGACAGCTTCCCTGCTTCCGGTGCTGCTGTTGTGTTCGTAGGCGCTGCTTCTAGCCAGTACGCACAGAACTTGGTCTATCACAAGGACGCCATCACCTTTGCAACTGCTGACTTGCTGTTGCCACAAGGTGTTGACATGGCTGCTCGCGCAGTCCACAACGGTATCTCTTTGCGTGTCGTGCGTCAGTACGACATCAACAATGACCGTATGCCTTGCCGTATTGACGTTTTGTACGGCTTCAACACGATCCGCCCACAAATGGGCTGCCGTATCTGGGGCTAATTGATTGGGGCTTCGGCCCCTATCTCTGTTATTAACATTGAAAGGAAATTATCATGGCATTACCTAATGGCGCAGGCGGTTATCAAATTGGTGACGGCAACCTGACAGAAGCACAACTGACGGTTCAAACTATTCCTACAACCTTGACTGGCGACACCACGTTGACCGCTGATCAAGTGGTTGTTGGTTTGGTTGTTTGCAACAAAGGCAGCGATGCTACATTGACCGTGACTCTGCCCACAGCAGCGTTGCTCGATGCAGCCGTTCCTAGCGCAAAAGTTGGCTCTGCTTTTGAGTTGACAATC